TCATTGCAATCACATTGACCACCACAACAAGCACCACTATCGCTACAATGGCATCCATGACCACATTTTTTACATTCAGTCATAGTTCCTCCTACGGTATATAGGCTTGCGCCGGTTTAATTCTAAACGAGACTCGTTCTCGGTTAGCATCAGCTGTGCGCTGAAATTCTTCATCATATACAGTTTTTAAATTAGCAGTCAATACTGGTGACCTCTTCATAGATATATAATAAGCTAATCCTGAAACTAAACAAGGAAGAAAATAGTATGGAACATCTGCATTGTTATTATAATCGCCCGCATCTTGAATTCTATTCACATAGAAAAATTTAAGATTATACGCCTTATCGGGACATGGATATACCCATAAGGAAATATCATTCTCAGGTCTGCCAAAAGTTGCAGTTGGAGTTGTTCCTGTTACCGCCCCATTTATAACTGTATATTGAGTAGGCCTTGCATCTCCCGCAGCCTTCTGTGTCTTTCTGCTTAAATTCATGTATTCTGTTCTGGAAATTTTAGTAACAGCCACATCTGTTGTATCCGCGTCTCCTTGAAGTGTGGTAGACCCATCTGCAGTTGTGGTAATGACAGCATCAACTACGTCCACTACCTTTTGGTCAAGGGCATAACGATTCTGCCCTGCAACCATAGCGAGAGAGTCATAGTCAATTGTCCATAGATTAAGACCCCGATTAGCCCATTCTGAAAACATAAGATTCAAGGATCTCCTAGCAGTCTTTAAGTCATAACCACCAAGAACCTCAAGTCCGCATCTCTCGAATGCCTCCTCGATGATCTCTTCAATTTGAAGATTAAAAGTTCTAGTGCCTGAATAAGCCATAAACTTTTAACCGTATAAAATAGTTACTTTATCAACGTTTGTTAAAGTTGCATATCCACTAGTCGGGCAATGAAGACCTTGTCCCGGCATATCAATTTGATAATATGCAGGATTACCTGCAGTTCCAGAACCTATAGGTGTATCAAAAGTTGCCAATGAGGTTCCACTGGCTCCATTATCTAAGATCTCAATACTTCCTGCCGTGGTATCACTAACAAAATAAATTGACAGTATTCTACACGGACCAGCAAATATTACTCCCGAAGCTGCTAATCTTTTAGCTTTTGCACTTCCAATCCAATCACTCATAATTTACTCCTAAAAATGAGCTCCCGAAGGAGCTCATAAATGTTATTAACCAATAGTTGGTATTGGTGTGCCTAATGCTTCAGCTTTCCATGTGGAATTAGTTCCATCATCAGTAACACAAGTAAGTTTAACTCTTGCATTAACTGCTGTCGTAGCAGGAAGAGTTAAAGTATCACCTGCAATATCAGATGCTGGATTAGCTGCAGTGCCACCCATAAGCTCTATAGCTCCATAAAAGTTTGAAACAGCGGATCCTGGTAAAACGAAAGTAACCGTTTTTCCACTCGCTACAGCTGTAGTTACAATAAATTCATATGTTGCTCCTACATTTGCAGTGGCCAATGCTGGCATATTAACTATAATATCGTCAGTTCCATCTATGCTAAATAGTGTGCCTGATTGTCCTACAGTTAAAGTACTAGTAACTGCTGCACCAGTGTTAAAAGTTGAACTGTCTACTGTTACACGAAAATTGGGTCTCGTATCATAGACAGCTTCGTCTGTAACTGCACCGGTTGAAGAATTAATGGTAATTGATTTAAAACCATTTTCCGATCTAACCGGTCCATTAAAAGTTGTTGTTCCCATTTGTCTACCCTCCTAAATAAGTAGTCGTTTTAAGTCTAACGGGTTTTAATAAGAAGGGCGAACTAATTTCGCCCTTCTTTATTTATTTTATGCTGCACCTGGAGTGCCGAATATTCCACGCCAGTCAGACCAGCCGAAGCTGTATCTTTCTCTCGCTTTATATCTAACGTTTCCAGTATCGAAGTCACCTTCCATTGCAGTTCTTATAGGTGCCCTATTGAAGTGTTTAAGTCCATTAGGAGCATCAGTTTTAACGTACCATGCATCAGTGTCAGTCAAGAAATTGTTGATGACATAACCTTGTGGGACCATGCCCATAGATTTAATTGCATTGATATCATTATCAGCTGTGCCTACGCGTCCTGCAGAGTTCAATAACCTTTCAGCTACAAATTGAAGATTTACCGGAAGAATTAATTTCATGCCCCTTAGAGCAATCTTTAATCCTCTTTCATCCTTCATACCTGCAATTTCGATAAGTGCTGTTTCCAACGAAGTTTCGTTGAGATCAGCGGCAGTGCCTAATAGATTTGTTTGGTTTCCACTAAGAGTTGGGTGTGATGCAGATAGTAAAACTACCCCGTCACCACCAGTGTATCCAGATGTAGTTGAATTATTCAATACATTTGAACCTTTCACCTGTTTAGTGTTAGCCATTGATCTAGCCAATGCCTTTGTATATCGAGTGCTGATTTTGTCGTAAAGGTTGTCCTCTACGGCTTCTTCAGTTAATGAGAAAGCTAAAGCGACAGTCTCGTTGGTATACCTAGCAGTGTAAGTTTCTTGAGCGTCGTCGTAAACTACGCCTTGACCCTCAGGTTTTACACTAGCGTTGGCGAAACCACCAAGCATCACTTCTTCTTCGAACGCACGATCAGAACTCTCTGTTTCAAAGATTTCTGCGTTTTGATTTTCGTATCGGTCGTATTCTAACCCAAACAAAGCATTCAAGCCGGGTTCGAGCTCTTTGACCAATTGCATACGTGATATAACCATTGTTCAATCCTCCTATCGGCTTACGGGAATGAAGTAGTAAGAGTGGTTTTCAAATAACGACCTTCGTTCAATCTAACAATCCAGTTTGCATTGTCAGCTGAAGCATCGCTATTATCAGGATCTGTTGATATTCCCACAATAACGAATTGTCCAGTCGCACCTGATCCAATTAGCGTTCCTAGTTCTTCTTTTGATTGACCATTAACGGTAGACCCAGCTGTATATGCCATGTCTGCGTTAGAGCCAATTGAAGTTGGATCTGCTAATGTACCATTTGCTTGTACTTCATATAGCTTGTTCGGATCGTCATAGACAAAGGCGTAAATCTTTTCTCCCGAAGCCACGTTAATGGATCCCGGATAGTAATTTGACCAATATGGTTTTTCGGTCGTAGGATGTTTAGTTATGAAACAGCCATTGAAAACACCAATGTTCATAACGTTACTAGCAGCGGAAGCTCCAATATAACCTTTAGTCACTGCAGTACCGACTTGATCGGTTACAGTGCCATCACCTATAAAAACTAAATCGCCTTTATAAATAGCATTGGCTTGGTTATCCGCAATACGATACCTTGTGGTACCACCATTTTGGATGTTACTTCCTAACTCACCTACGGGTCTAAAACCAAATGGCGCGTCTTTATTTGCCATGATTTTTCCTCACAGTAATTAGTTGTGACCCACTCCTCATGAGTGTGTCAATTATGTGTAAATTATGTGGAAAACCTACTAGGTTTTTTTGCCACCAAAACTTACGCGAGTGCTTCTCTCCGAAGAGATTGGCATACTAGGATGTTGGTCCTTGAGTGGATCGTTTGCAATCGCTTCATCCTTATCTTTCGTCAGTTGATGAAAGTAAGCATTTCGCTCTGCAACGGTTTCCTCAGGAATCCTTGCTAGCATTAATCCTCCAACAGCTATGACACCTTCATATTTACCTGAATCTAATTGAGGCCATTCAGTATCAGGATATTCATCCGCTCGGACAAATTCCCAACCTTCGCGTAGTCTGGCAGAGACATTTTTATTGTCCAGCTGTCCTACTACTTCAGCCCTTATCCATCGGTGCTTAAAGCCCTTTGGTGCAGGTGGTGCGTCTAGTTGTGACGGTGGAGCCCATGGTTTCCTTCGAGAAGTCTTCTCTCTGGTTTCAGACTCGCGTGATGGTAGTTTTTGCGGTTGTTTCGTTTTCATTATCATATGCCTACTCCTTCACGTACTTCGCATATTCGCTTAGTGGCACACCTAGTTTTTTTGAAATGGCAACCTGTGATGGTGTGAGTCTCACTGTGCCTTTGCGCCTTCCCGGAGATGCACTTCTATTAACAGAAGATACAGACTGGGTTGGCGAAACCTTGTCAAATCGGTGAGGAAATGTTTCCTTCATCCTTTTGTCTATTTCACTATAGTATGAATCGGATGTAGTGTCAAATCCTTCTTCCACCAGTTTACGATGAATTGAGAAGGATGTCAAGGTCATTGGTTCATCCTGTCCAAACCATTCGTTCTTGTTGGCCCATTCCTCCGCCTTTGGATCCGGCGGTCTTGGGGCTGGTCTTTGCTGTGGATACGGTTGCTGGGGCATTTGTGGCTGTCTTGGGTCCACACCTCGTGCCTCCATTTCCTGTCTTAATCTTTCACGCTGTGCCTTGTGGGATGCTGCTCGTTCCTCCTCAATGGCCAAACGGCTCAGCTTGGTTTGGGCGTCAACCTGTTTTTCAGTGTCCCCCAAATCCATAGCCTCTTTTAATTCTTTTTTGGCGTTGGAAATCTGTGATTCCACACGGTCACCGTATTCAGCGACGTATCCGGAATCAACTTGCTGTGCCCTGCTCTTTATTTCTTGCGCATCACGCTGAACTCCCTGGGCATACTGAACGGCAGCCTGTTCGCGCCTTTCAGCTTCTCTCGCTCTTTTTGTTAGTTTATCAATCCTTGATTGAACTTTTTTTCCATAGTCATCTACTTCCGAAGAAGTAGCGCCTTCCTGTACAACTACATCAACTTCTTTTGATGCATCATCAGTGTTTACTTTTTTAGGTGATTCATCGAGATTAACCTCTGTAGCTTCACCTTCCGCTGGCAAGTCAACCATTTTTTCATCCGCCTCTGATTGCATCTGAACTTGCATTTTTGGTTCTGCAGGCATGTTTCCTCCTGTTATGTTTTAAACTGCAAGATATCCTCCGGGTCCTTTACCACGGCTATTATCTCGTCGTCGTTAAGTATTCTCACTTCACCACCCTCTATTCCAAAACGTGAACCGGCGTAACGGCCGAATATAATCCAGTCTCCTTTTTTACACCATGGTCCATTTGGAAATCTCTCTGTGTCACTGTATGCATCCGGTCCAACTTTCAAGACTAACGCTGTTACTGTTGTAAAGCCCCGCTCCTCGATTGTCGTGTCGGACAATATTATTCCGCCCTTAGTCTTTCCTTGTCCCTTGTATGGAAGAACCAATATTCTCCACCCCGTAGGGTCAGGTAATCTGTCTAAAATTTTATCTGTTGGTAAATGCTTAATCTCGTTAAGGGCCTCGTCCTGTAGTTTTTTTACAAACCGATTTTCCTTATCTTCAGCCACTTTGTTGTTTTCGTCTGCCTCTACGGATAAATCCTTTTCCTCTAAAGCAAATCTACGTTTTGGTATCTCCGTCATTTTCTCTTTCCTGCAGGTCCTGTAGTTCCTGTTCCATTATGTTATAGGCCTTGTATTCACCAACTGATTTGTTGTATAGGTCCCAGCTGTGAATGCCGTTGGCTATAACTGTTTTTAACTGTTCTTTGCGTTCACGGATCCTTTTAAGGATCACGTAAATAACGTTTTCTTCTCGCATTAACCCTTGTCTATCTTGTTGTGCCTCTTGCCTCTTTTACCCCATTTACCATAGGACTCATCCCTACGGTCTTTCATGGATTGTTTCTTACCGGATTCCTTTCCAAGTCTAGCGCCAATGGATTCATCTTCCCTGTCCTTGTAGCCTTGCTTGTGTGGGTGTCCTTTAGATTTACCTTTAAATAACGCTCTTCCCATTGCATCATGGGTTCTGCGCTGTAAGGCTCTTCCTGTGATATCTCTAAGATCTCTTGCCATAACAGTCTCCTATATATTATTTAAAATAGTTACGCAACTATTTTTTTACCAAACTTCCACCAAAGTACAACCCTATGATCGAAGCCATTA